ACTACGCTAAGTTTCGGAACGTAATGCAGTTTTCCTACACAGCCATAGGGCAACTCGTCTACTATCTTCAGGTTGCAAAATCCGAATACCCAAGCGGACGCTTCAATCTTTGCCTACTCGCTGATTTCACACCAGACACCTTCTGCCTAGACGCATACCAATGCACTACGCCGCGTATTCGCTTTCTCAACGCCACCGAACTACTCACGTGAGCGATACCGCTATGACCTATTCGCAACTGAGCGCGCCGCTGTGCGCGCTTTTTATTTCCAACGGCGGTATTAGAGTATGCAGCAAGCATCCGTTAGTCAAAGCAGGCGGGGGCGCAAATCAAAGCTAACACCGGATACCATAGAAATACTTGTTGCCGATTTTCACGATGGAGCTTCGGCGTCCGATGCTTGCGCGCGCGCCGGTTTAAGTGAAAGTACTTTTCACCTTTGGATGTCTATTGGTGAAAAGCTGCTCGGCGGCGGGAGTCACCCAAAAGCACCGCGCAACAGGGCGAATTATCCGCAATATATCGAGTTTTTCGTCCGTATAAAAAAGGCACAGGCGCAGGGCAATCTCGCCCGCATCAGTCAGATCAACCGCGCGGCTCAAGATATGTGGACGCACCAGCAAACAGGTGCTGTTCGCTATACCGCACCGCCGCCGATCACGTGGTTCAACCCAGACACGGGCGAACTCGTTCACGACGATCCCAAGAGGGCGGGCAAGCCGGGTGAATGGCAGAAGCAGTTCAGCGGCGAGGTGTGGCGTCACCAGCGCGGCGAATGGCAGGCGGCGGCTTGGTATCTGGAACGCAGCGACCCGGGGAATTGGGGTAAACGCACGTTCATCACCCTCGAACACAACATCAGGATTGAAACTGTTAACCGGGTGATCCTCGCCCTCGTCCAAGCCGGACTTGATCCCGCCGAGGTCTTCGAGGACATGATCGTGGAGGCGGAGTATGAGACGCCTGAGCTTCGCCCAGAGAACCCTCGCCCGGACTAGAGCGCGAAAAGCGGCGAGAGTCCCTACAGCATGGCGTGAGACAGTTAACATCCTCACGCCGCATGATCGGCAGCGAGAGTTCATCGAAAGCACAGCCAAGCGCAAGGTCATTCGCGCAGGGCGGCGCGGTGGCAAAACTGTAGGCATCGCTATCCTCGCCTGCCGAGCATTCATGCAGGGACGGCGTGTTCTCTATGGCGCACCGACGCAGGAACAGATTTCTCGCTTCTGGACAGAGGTCAAACGCGCATTTGAGAACGCTGTTGACTCTGGCGCACTGTATAAGAACGAGACTGAACACATCATCGAACTGCCGGGAACAGAAACGCGCATCCGTGCAAAAACTGCATGGGACGCCGATACCCTGCGCGGCGACTATGCCGATCTGCTCATTCTCGACGAATTCCAGTTGATGGCAGAGGACACATGGGACTACGTCGGTGCGCCGATGCTGATCGACAATGACGGCGATGCAGTTTTCATCTACACGCCGCCGAGCCTCAACTCGAAGTTTCGGACGAAAGCCCGCGACCCACAGAACGCCGCCAAACTGTTCAAAAAGGCACAGGCTGACACCACCGGCAGATGGGCAGCCTTCCACTTTTCCAGTCATGACAATCCGCACATCAGCGCCGATGCACTGAACGAGATCACCGCCGACATGACGGCGTTGGCATATGAGCAGGAAATCCTCGCCGTTGACCATGATGAAGTTCCGGGCGCGTTATGGACGCGGGCACTGATCGCCGATTACCGCGTTCGGCAGATTGCGTCCGATCTAGTTCGCGTCGTGATCGGTGTGGACCCGCCGGGCGGGCGCACAGAATGCGGGATCGTTGTCGCCGGTCTGGGGATGGACGGACACGGCTACGTGCTGGACGACATCAGCTTACAAGCCTCGCCGGAAACGTGGGCGCAACGAGTCCTCACAGCCTATGACGAATGGGACGTGGACTGCATCGTTGCCGAGGCGAACTTCGGCGGTGACATGGTCAGGCACACGCTGCGAACTGCAGAAGGCGGCAGTGAGGTCACGATCAAGGTGGTTCACGCGACACGCGGCAAGGCGGTACGCGCCGAGCCGATTGCCGCGCATTATGAACGTGGGCGCGTGCATCATGTCGGCAGCTTCCCGCGCTTGGAAAATGAACTGTGTAGCTGGATACCGGACGCGGGAATGCCTTCGCCCAACCGTTTGGATGCGGCGGTCTGGGCACTCAGCGATCTGCTGTTGAAACGAAAGCCGGGGAAGGCGGAAACGTTTTAGAGGATAGAGAAATGCCACTATCACCGGATATTAAACGAGCATACGACGTGCTGACGGCGAAGTCAGTTGCTTACACCATGCTATGGCGGTATTTCGACGGTGACGCGCCGATGCGCTACATCTCTGACCGCCTAAAAACCTTCTTTCAATCTACCGAGGCACGCTTCACCCTGAATTGGGCAGAGGTCGTGATCGGCGCCGAACACGAGCGCCTGAACCTGCGGCAGTTCACCAGTGCCAACGCGACGACACAGGAACGGCTCAACGAATTGTTTCAGGCAACCGAACTGAATCTCGACGCGACGAACGTCCACCTCAGCGCGCTGGTCACAGGCGAAGCGTTCGTCTTCGGTTGGAAAAGTCCGACCGGGGAGATCGAAGCCTACTACAACGATTCTCGCCTGTGCCACATCTTCTATGATGAGGAGAACCCGCGTAAGAAGTCATTCGCCGCCAAATGGTGGGTCGGCACCGATGAGCATCGCTATTTGAACTTGTACTATGCCGACCGGATCGAGTATTACGTCAGCAACTCCAAGTCCGGCGATGTCAGCAGCGCCGAGGCGTTCAAGCCAGTCGAGGCGCTGCCCAGTGCGCCGAACCCATTCGGCGTCATCCCGATCTTCCACTTCCGTACCGAGCGCCGCGTTATCAAAAGCCGACTTCAGAACGTGATCGAGCCGCAGGATGCCATCAACAACCTGTTCGGCGACATGATGATCGTCGCCTTCGTCGGCGCGTTCCGGCAGCGCTGGATCGTGACCAGCGCCGACATCAAGGCACTCAAGAGCGCGCCCAATGAAAACTGGAAGATTCCGGCGGGGGATGGCGTCGGCGAAGATACGAAGGTCGGCGAGTTTGATGTGACCGACCTCACCAACTACCTCAACGCGATGGATAGTCTCGCCAGCAAGATCGCTGTGATCACGCGCACGCCCAAACACTACTTCTTTTCGCAAGGCGGCGACCCATCCGGCGAAGCGCTGATCGCGATGGAAGCACCTTTGAATAAAAAGGCAACCGGGGCGATCAACCACTTTAAGCCGACTTGGGTAGAGGTTGGCGCGTTCCTGCTCCAGCTTGACGGAATCGAGGTCAGCAAGTCGGATATCACCCCCGACTTTGAGCAACCGGAGACTGTGCAACCGCGCACGGCGGCAGAAATCCGCGAGATCAACACGCGCGCCGGCATGGGGCTGCGGTCGTCCCTGCGCCGCGAGGGCTGGACGGATGCGGAACTCGACCAGCTCGACGCCGAACCGTTGGACAAGGTTGCGGCGGCGAAGTTAGCGGCGGAAATCCTCAAAGATCGTGTCCCGCTGTCCGTGCTGCTCGAAGTCTTCGCCCCGGCGTTCGGATGGGACGAGGCACAGATCACCAAGATCGCCGACGAAGCGGCAGCGGCAGCCGATGAGCAGGCGCGCCGTGAGAGCCGCGCCGTGACCGAGGCACTGTTGGGGGTGAGCAACGATGAAACGCCGTAGCGGACACCTGCCGCAGCTCAATCCACTGGAGTTAGAGGCGGCACTCGCCCGACTCCAGCAGACCAACCTCAGCCCGGCGGGCAAAGCGCTGATCGCCTCGCAGCTTCGAGCTGCCGCCAATCCGAACGCCGAAGCACCGGCGGTGGTGATTAAGTCGCTGGCGAAAGAACGGCGCGCCGATGTGGAGACGACACAACTCAACCTCGGCGGCATGACAGCGCGGATCACGTCGCGCGGAGGCGCGGCGCTGCTGGCGCTGTCCGATGCCGAGTGGGATGCGCTAGTCAACGAGGCGAACGATGATCAGTAAGCTGAAGGTCGGAGCAGTGACGTACAGCGTCAGCGAGATCACCGATCTGCACTATGTCGATGGCGAGGGACGTAAGCGCGGGCTAAATGGTCACATTCAGCACGATCTCGGAACGATCAAGATCGATAACGCCTTGAGCGAAGATGTGAAGCTCGTCACCCTGCTGCACGAGGCGTTGCACGGCATTTTGACCGTCGCCGGGCAAGATGAGCAGCCCGAAAACATGATCGTCCCACTCGGATATGGGCTTGCCGCGCTGCTCAGGGATAACCCGGAATTGGTCGCCCTCATCACGAAAGGACAGTAGGGGCATGGATGCGCTTCTGATCGGATTTGCCGTATTCATCCTGCTGGCGTCCGCGCTTGGCACTGCACTCATCGGGGTAGACCTTATCGCGCGCCGCCGCGTTATGCAGAGGGGTGATTATGAGTCGCCTGACTGAGACTATCGCCCTGCTGTACTCAATGCAGGATGACGACATTCGACAGCTTGAGCAGCAGCTTCTCGACGCGAGAAAACGCGCTTGGTCAACGGCACTGACCGACGAAGCACGGCGGCACGGATGCAGTCGGACGCCGAACGCACCGCGTAGAGGCGACCTCGCCGAACTAAGACGCATGAGCCGGGAGGATGCGCAGAATATCGCCCGGACGTGGAATCGGGAGGTCAAGGCAGAAATCGAGCGGCTGTTTGAAGTGAACCAGCGCGGCAACCGCAATTACTACTTCTCGAACCTTGAGAAGTGGAGTCAGCAGCGGGACACATGGAAATTAGCGCAGATTTCCGTCAACACCGAGACGACCACGCGGCAGTATGCGCGCGACCAGTTCGCGCGCAAAAACAACCTCGAAGGCGGGAAATGGAAATTCGTGGGTCCCGCCCCGGTCTGTGCGCAGTGCGCGCGGCTCTACGGCATGGGCTATGTGAGCCGCAAGGTCGTAGACCGCTACGGTCATCAGCAGCACATCGGCTGTGTACATGAGTTCGTGGAGGTCAAGCCGGAAAAGCTGGACTGCGGCGATCTGTGGCTCGGATAGAACGCTCGTAGTATAATTGAGGGGAAATCGAAACGGCGGAGATGTTGCGAGCATCAACCGCCGCCTCTACCAAACAGTCATTGGAGGACTGAATGGATTTGCCAAGTATACCCGCTGTAAAACGCTGCACCAAGTGCGGCAAAGAATACCCGGCTACCTCAGATTATTTCAGCCCGGAAAAGCGTGCAGCAAGCGGGCTAGTAGCTGCGTGTCGTGAATGCGAAACGCTGCGTTTTGAGCAGCTAAGACGAAAGCGCGGGCAGAAGGTTCGTAAAAAGGGAATCGTCAGCAATGGCACAAGGTTCTGTATCGAGTGCAAGCGCGGACTGCCTGAGACGAGTGAATACTATCGCCAGTTAAAATCAGGATCGTTTCGGGGGAAATGCAGGGATTGCGAGCGCGAGTCAAGCCGTAAGTGGCGGCAAAACCTGACCCCAGATCAGCGCGAGGGGCGACGTGAGTACATGCGCGTTTACGATCAAACCCCGAAGAGAAAAGCCTACAACTCAGACTTGAATGAAAGGCGGAAAACCGACCCGAACCGCAAGGCTTACTTAAAGCGGCGCGCAAGCGATCTTGATTTTCAGGCAAAGAGAAAAGGCTACAACAAGGAGTATTGCAGTCGCCCAGAAGTAAAAGAGAGAAAGCGGATATTCGAGGCTCTTCGGAGAACGTCCGATGCGGGGGTGGGCGAATACAGCGAGGATGACTGGGAAGCCGCGCTTGCGTATTTCGGGAATAAATGCGCCGTTTGCGGAAGGTCTGCCGACGAGTGGACGGTTATTGCTGCGGATCACTGGATACCGAGAAGTAAGGGCGGACTGACAGCGCGCAGCAATATTGTTCCACTATGTCACACGCGCCGGCGTTACCACGCAGAAGGCAAAGGGTGCAATAACAGCAAGTACAACAAAATGCCGCTGGAATGGCTGAGTGAGTATTTCAGCGACGACGCACAGAGAATACAGGCACGTATTCAAACCTACTTCGACAGTCTCACATAACCCCCCCCTGCCAACCCGCACAGTGCGGGTTTTGTTTTGGTAATTCGCGGGCGAGACGCCCGCTTTTCGATTACACGGGTGAGATACCCATCAACCAAGCGAGATGCGAGGGAAACATGCAAATCAATTTCAAGATGCTTCGGCACGCGGACGCCGAGGCGGTGGTGTCGCTGCGCAAACGGCGGCGTTGGTTCGACGGCGATGGGCAGCAGCAAACACCCCCGCCGCCCGGCGGCACGCAGACAGGCGGTCAGCAGCAGCAGCAGACGCCCGGCGCAGGGGGTGAGACGCCGCCCGCGACGTGGGAGGCGTGGCTGGCAGCACAACCGGAAGCCGAGCGCACGCTGATCGGCAAGCTGCACGAAGGGGCAACGGCAGGACTGCAAAGCGCACTGCACGCCGAACGCGAACAGCGCAAGACGTTCCAGACGCAGCTCGCTGACCTGACCAAGAAGGCGGAAAAAGGCAGTGAACTCGAAACGCGCCTGACCGAGATGGGAAGCGCGCTCGAAACCGCCAACCGCCGCGCCGATTTCGTCACCGAGGCGGCACGACCGGAGATCGGCGTGTCAGACATCGGCTTGGCGTGGATCGTGGTCAGCGCTGCGCCGGACGAGTATTTCGACAAGCAGGGACGGATCAACTTCACCCTGCTCAAACAGCGTCACCCGACGCTTTTCAAAGCGCCGCCGCCGCCGCCCGCGAACGCCGGGGCGGGGTCGCAGAGCCAACCACCCGCGACAGGCGACATGAATCGCTGGATTCGTGAGGCTGCCAGACGCGGATAAGTCCGCAATTCGTTCACTCCATCTATCGAGGTAAACCATGCCTTACAACAGCCTTATTGACCGCACCGGGGCGGCAGCCCTGATCCCGGATGAGGCGAGCCGCACGATCATCCAGAACGTGCCGACGCGCTCGACCGTCATGAGTATGGCAACGCGCCTGCCCAACATGGCGACCAGCCAGCAGAGTATGCCCGTGCTGTCGGCGCTGCCGACCGCTTATTTCGTCAACGGCGACACGGGTCTGATTCAGACCTCCAAAGTCGAATGGGCGGACAAGTACATCTACGCCGAAGAACTCGGCGTGATCGTGCCGATCCCGAATCAGGTACTCGCAGATGCGGGATACGACATCTGGGGGCAGATTCGCCCGCTGATCGAGGAGGCGATTGGTGTCGCCTTCGACGCTGCCGTCCTGATCGGTACGAACGCGCCGGCGAATTACCCCGACGACATCCTGACGGCGGCGGTCGCCGCCAGCAACTCGGTCGTCCTCGGCACTGGCACGGACATCTACGATGACGTGATGTCCGAGAGCGGTTTGCTCGCCAAGATCGAAGCGGACGGTTACAACGTCACCGGACACATCGCCGATCTGACCGTCAAGTCGAAGCTGCGCGGTCTGCGCGACGCGGACGGCAATCCGATCTTCACGCGCAACCCGCAAGCGGCGACCATGTACGATCTCGACGGCGCGCCGATCTACTTCCCCGAAAATGCCGCCTTCACCAGTGCTTCGGCGCTGATGTTCAGCGGCAATTGGAAGAAACTCGTCTACGCCATGCGGCAGGACATCACCTATGCGATGTCCACCGAGTCGGTGATCACGGACGGCGCGGGCAACATCCTGTACAACTTGTTCCAGCAAAACATGAGCGCGATGCGCGTCGTCGTGCGCCTCGGCTGGCAGGTGCCGAACCCCATCAACCGCGTGCAGACGACCGAAGCCAGTCGCTACCCGTTCGGCGTCCTCAAGGCGTCGTAGTCGCTCGGCGCTGAGCCGAAGAAAGAGGATGCAATGGGTTGGTATCCGAAAGGCGTCGCGCAGGACGCGGCGATCAGCATCGGGACGGAAGCGACAGACGCGATCACCGTCACCATTCAACTCAAGGACGCCGGCGGCGCGAACTTGGAGCAGATCGGGCATGTCCATGCCTACCTGTCCGATGCCGCGACCGGCGTCGCCATTTCCGGCACTGCGCCCGCGACCAGCGTCGCCGCTGGCACGAACGGCAAGATCGTCAAGGAACTGACGACCAAGCTCGCTTGGTGGCTGCAATCCAGCGCCGCCGGGGTGATCAATCTGGTCATCACCGAAAGCGGCGCGGACACGTGGTATCTCGTGGTCGTATTACCGTCAGGGAAACAGGTCGTCAGCGGAGCGATCACCTTCGCGGCGTAGTGCATCCGCGGGGGCATGATAAATCATGCCCCTTTCGTTCGTTCGATCAACAACCGAGAGGTAACACACATCATGGGCTTTGAAGAAGGCTCGTTCCGCACGCCGCTGACGGCAGTCACCGGCACGACGGCGGGCGGCGCGTTGTCGCTCGCCAATCCCGAAGGGGCTGACCTGTATGTCACGCGCCTCATTCTCAACATCACCACCCAATCGACCGGCGCGGCGACGGTGGACGCCGGGATCGCCGCCAACGGCACGACCAGTGACGACGACCTGATCGACGGTCTGAGCGTGGCGACCGCTGGCGTCTACGACAACATCAAGAACGGCGGCACGAACGGCAAGGCGGGGCAGAAGTGGGGCGCGTCGCAGTACCTCACGATCACCGCCAGCGCCACGCTTGCCGGCATGGTCGGAGAAGCAATCATCGAATGGGTGCGGCTCTAAGATGAGCGCCAGCGCCGCGCTTAAGGAATGTGCTTCCAAGTACGCCTACGAATGATGTCTTTGACGGTCGCGTAGGTAGTGCCGAAGTGTCTAGCCAGTTCGCGACGGCTATAAACACCTTCAGAGAATAGTCGGCGCATCTCTATCACCTGAGCTTCGGTTAACTTGGAGTTGGCATTTTCCTCACCTAAGAGCGGCTTAAGGTTCATAGGATGAGCCGTACCCCTCTTGAGTTTTTCGGGGTGAGAGCGAGTCCAATGACGATCACCTGTTACACCTCGCCCCTTGCTTATCATGTCAGCGGAGTTCTCGGCAGGAGTACCGAGGAATAAATGAGCAGGATTGACGCAGGCGCGATTATCACACCTGTGGCAAACAAAAAGTCCGTGAGGGATGTCGCCGACAAACAACTGGTAGGCTACACGACTAGCGCGTCGAGACTGTCCGTCGAAGGTAAAGCTGCCGTAGCCGTCACTAAAGTAACCGCCGCCCCATATCCAGCACTCATCGGCAGAATTGGGGGATTTCACCTTTGACATGAATCGCTTGATTGGGTCTTGTGGCTTTCTGGGCATGAGTAACCTCACAGGCAGGGGTGGACGCGAGCCACCCCTATACGTAAATCGGGTAATTACTTACGACGGAAGTCGCAGAAGTCGATCCAACCAGACACCCAGACGCTCCAGCGGCTAAACAGGGTGATGCTCAACTGACGCGCCTCGCTCGGCGTCCCCATAATCGGCTCAACGCTGACTTCGAGCAGCTTGCCGCCGAAGGTGAAATCGGGCGTAGACTGCGGCGCGGACGTGACGGGTGCGGGTTGCGGCTCTGCCGAGCGGGTTGGGAGCATCTCGACGAGGGCGGTAATGGCGGCGTGGGCATCGCCCTTACGCAGCAGCATGATCAGGTTGACTTCGGCGGGGGTCATGTCGGTCAGTTGGTGCGTCATGGTTGTCATCTCTCCAAGAGATAGAAAGTAGGTTTGGATGTTGGCTAAGGCAATGGCGGCGTGTTCAGCCCCGAAGGTGGTAACTAACCACGCTTTCGCCGGGCTGCCGTTCTTGCTTCCATTGCAGGTGATGCAAGCTGGAATGATGTTGCTTGCAACCGTTCCGGGCGCTCCGTAGGCGGAAACCGGAATGAAGTGTTCGATAGTTGGAAGGTTCGTTTCCGTGAACCTGACTCCGCAGTAGGCGCATCGGTCACGGAAGGCTGCAATCGCCTTCCGAAACTGCGTCGGTGTGTAACCGTCAGGTTGCCCGTGCAGACGGGCGCGTTCGCGCGCACCCCTGACCTTCTGCCTGACGTCCAGAGTTCTAGCGTAATGGCTGTACCGCGCCTTGCTACGCACCGCGATCATCAGCGAAGTCCTCCTGCTGGTCTACGGCGCGGCGGTAGGTTGCGATCCAGCGGCGGACGTTCTTCGACTGCTTGATCACGCGCTCCATATCACGTCCGGCATTGGGGATAAACAGCACGACTTCGATCTCGCAGCCCTGCTTGACTGCCGCGCGACTGATGGCTGATCCCCTGCCGCCGCGATGCTGTTTGAGGCGCTTGTCGAGATTGCGCGTCCACCCCACGTAGTAACGTGCGCGGTGGCGCTCGTTACCCACCGCAGGGGTGAACTTGAGGACATAGACTCCTTTGCGGCTCACGGCTTCGCCTCCGGGTCGATCCATTCGGTCTGGTTGGCTGCGGCAAGTTGTTCGCGGCGCATACGCGCCCAAAGATAGGCTTCCAGTCCCGTAACGTCGCGATGGGCGATAATGACGGCGTCGGCGTCACGGATGATCTTCCAGCTATACTCGTGCTTGAGGTTCTTCGCCTTCTTCAGTGCCATCTCGAAGGTAAGGTCTTCGATTTTTTGAGAGAAGTACGGCGAGTCCATGTGGCTGTACCGAAGGGCGTAGACGACTTCCTGTTCGGCAACTTGGTCGCTAGCGACAGGCGTGGTCATGTCGCCGACTCCCGCGCCGCGTCGCTGAGGCGGTACAGTTCGCGGACGGCGGCATTCGAGTCGGCGACGCGCCCGATCACGACCGCGCCCTCAGCGGTTTCGTAAGGGATGTCACGTTCGTGCGTGGCGATGTATTTTCCACGCCAATCACTCGGCGCTGTACGATAGATGACCCATTTGAGGGCTGAGGAAGGGGCGGTTGCGGGCGAGGTTGTGTTACTCATGAGCTATGGTATCCTTTCGATAGGGGCGCGGTAGTTTGGCGACGAGCGCGCCCCTGATAGTGGTTAAGCGGCGGGTACTGCGGCTGTGGCGGCGGTATCCGCCGTCCCGTTTAGGTTGAGGCTGAGGTACTCGACGGCGCACCAGTACGGGCGGTACTCGGTCGGTGAGTCCACGAGGGCGCAATTGGTGGTGTAATCCACGTCGATCACTTTGCCGGAGAAGCGGCGCTCAACTGCGCCCCATTCGTTGACGTATTCGTAGGTGACGTAATCGCCCATGCCGATGTACTCAACATCGGGCAACGGCAGGGCTTCAGTGAGGTCAAGCGGGATCGCGTCCTCCAACGCGACCGGGAACAAATACTCGGCAAGGGTTGGTGATTGGGCATTGTCCGAAGTCTTGGGCATAATTATCCTCGTTTCGTGATACACTTGATAGCAAGTGCTATCTACTGCTAAGTATAGCACATGCTATCACATGATGTCAACGAGGGAGCTATGCCTAGAATAATTGTGACTATCACCGACGAGATGGACGCCGACTTGCAGGCGGAAGCTACCAAGCGAGGGGCTTCGGTTGCAGGCTTGGTTCGCCTGTATGTTTCCGAAGGGTTAGTAAGGGATTTGAAAAGCGATCCGGCGAAATATGTCGTAAAAGTTGGCGGCGACCGACGACCTGAAGACAGTGATTAACCACATTGGTCGACGGGCGTAAAGGACGATCTGAGACGCAGCCGGCAGAAGCAGAGCGGTAAATATTCCGCATCCGCGTAAAATTCAACGACGCGCCGAGAGGCGCGTTTTGATTCAAGTAGCGGAGACGTCAACATGAATAACTAGGAGTGTGATTGTGTCAGCAACAAGTTCACTCATTGCTCGGTTGCGCCTGATGATCGCCGAGCCAACGGACGCCGCGCCATACACAGATACGGAGCTGGCGGCAGTCATAGAACGCTATCCAATGATGGACGAAAGGGGGGTATATCCGTATTTTTTCGACACGTCCACTGACCCGCCGACGCAGGTCGCGGTCATGGGCTGGTATCCCACGTATGACCTCGCGGCTGCGGCTGAGGAGGTTTGGGCAGCCAAAGCCGCAGCGCTGGCGGACGATGTGGATATGCCGCACGTACAGCAGGTGATCCAGTACGGCACAGAGTACGAAAACGCCATGAAACAGGCGCGCTATTGGGGGGCGCGCAAGGCTGCCGGAACGATCACGCTGCACCCCGCGCCGTCGCCGAATCGCTACGGGCGCGGCTTATACTTCAACCAAGAAAGTGAGGAGTAATGCCTCTCCAATACAGGTACGAAAGCCCGCGCA